CGTTTGCAAACCTTGCTTCACGAAATGGCGCACTGGGCATACGCAAATGTGCTGTCCAACGAAGACCGTCTTTTGTTCTGGGACGGAATGCAAAAATACTGGGACAATAAGGGAACACTCTTTGATGATGTATTGAATACGAATGTTCCTGATAAGGCTCTTTCTAAGGCGATAGGCATAAGAAAAACAATCCGCACCCCTCAGGAGTTCTTCGCTGACCAGTTTATGATTTGGGCAACGCAAGAAAGGCTGGCCCCAAAGTTTCGTGACGTGGCTTACTACGAGGAAATGAGTCAGTTTGTTAGCCCTGAGTGGTGGTCGAATATAGCTCGCTACTTACGCAACCTCGTTGACCAGATGCTAGACCCCAATAAGGTTGACCAAGACCTAATTCCTCTGTTCTCCAAAATCATGCCCGACCCAGAGCGCGCAATCGCAGCTCAAGAAGGTGTTGTCGCCCCAACCTCTGAAGGCGGCGCTGCGCTGATGCGGCGTTTAGTAGACTACCAGCTAACTATGGATGACCTGCAAGATGCGCTGGATATCGAAAGTCCAGAGGGCATCATCAATCATGCTCTTTACCTCGCTGACAGGCTCAAGGGCCAATCTGGTGGCACGCAAACTAAACCATTTCGACTAATGGCAAGCACAAATGGTTTAGCTCGCACTTTATCTAAGCGTATTTATGAAGCCGCAGAAATTCCCAAAGATGTTGTGGATTCAGGTGATATGGACGCCTTCCTTAGAACCGACGAATTTATCTCGAGCATGGAGCGCCGAGCAGAAAGAGTAGTAAGGGCGCTGGACGGGATAACAGACGGTGAGACAGAAGGTCAGGCTATGTCAGCCTTTGAGATTATAGACATTATAAAATCAGAGGGACGGAAAAAATATAATAGCCTGAAAGCAGAAGAGACCAACATGCTTGCAGACTTGTCTCTTGCGCCTCGCAAAAAAGAGCACCCATACCGCAAAAAACAAAGGTTTATTGGTGCAAACGCAAAGCGTCGCCGCAAGGCCGATAAGAAGAAGGCCAGGTCAGAAGCGCAAGCAGTACAGCAAGTCAACGAAATTGACGTAACTGAGACTGCTACAGTTGAAATAGAAGCCACGTTTTCTCCGCGTACAGCTCCGACCGACAAGCTGCAAAAAGTTTTTGAAGAAAACAAAAACGACTACGGCAGACACATCGGAATGGAATTGCTCCGCCGTACTCGCGCTGAAGTTCAAGACCCGAGCTTGGTACAGATTGAAGTCACAGACCCAATGGTCTCAGAGGCAATGAACCGAGAGGTTACTTTCACGGTTGGCGTAGACAAAGACAGCGTCACCCCCTCTGGCCCCTTTGCTTTGCGTGAGGCGCAAAACGCTCTGTCGCAGCGCGTACCAGTAATATCTCACGGCATGAAGACAATGTATGCCCGCATCAATATGCTTTCTGGAGCAGAGCAGGGAGAGACTACAGTTGGTCTCCTTAACGCAATAGGCGGCAACTATGAGTCTGCCAGAGTCCCCGAAGTTTTCATGGGTGACTACAACTCGGATGCTTTCAAGAGTGCTAGAAGTCGTTTGCGTAACATGGCTGTTGCCATGGAGGGCGGAGATGATTCAGTAGTCGACGACTTAATTGACTTCCTAATTGGTTCAGAAATGCTGGTCATAAAGGACGAAGTTGCAGCATCTATGGGTGTTGAGACGGCGGAACAGGTGGTCAATATTCTGAAATCAAGCATGCGGAAGAACCCAGCAGACTTAGATTTTGGAGATGCGGCAGATGTTCTGGTTGAGCAGGTCTCTGAGAATATCGCCTATATAACCAATGGCCTCATGCCAAACGGCCTCAAAGAAAAATTCCCTATGATTGACCGCTATGGTGATGTTTTCACACCACCCGAAGCATCCTTCTCCAGCCTCCCTGGCCGCTCCGATACCATCAGGGCTCGTATGTCTACGCCAATGGCGTCTGAATTTGCCATGGATAGTTTTGCTTCGTCATCACCAGGACGCAAAAATGCAATCCTAAACTTCGTGGGTAACGGAGTTGGTGGCGGCGACACCCCAGTTCCTTACTTTGGTAGTCGACTTAGTGGCGGTGTCGTCTCCCCTGTAAAGACAGGTTTTGGACGGGCGAAGCGCGTATTCCTGAGCGCCAACGACGCTGACGAAAGAGCAAATCTGACAGCAGAACAAGTATCTGAGGCTATGGCAGGACAACCAAGTGAAGCAATCGAGGATGTGCTAAATCTTCTTGAAAGCCGCGCAAGATACCAAGAGCTCTCTGCAAAAATGCGAGACCGCGCCGAACAAGGAAACTCAGACGTGTTCTCAGCCGAAGCAGAAATGGCTGAGTACCAAATTTCTGAAATAGACAGAGAGCTGGACAAGATATTTCCTGACCAAGGGTCGGCAGAACCTGTGTATGTCAAAGCAGATAATGTTGTCAAATTTGATGACGCCGCGACATATAACGTCCAAGAAAGCAGCCTGATTAATGCCATAGTAAACGACCTTATGAATAGGGATGTTGGTATTAGTCAGGAAGCCCTGAGTAAATCAGCTCAGTCAGCTCCTCTCGAAATGAATGGAACCGAGACTTACGCGTGGCTCAAATCATTAGTAGACCCAAGCGGAAAACGCCCCTCTCTGGCTGAGCGTGAGATACGCATGACGCTCAACAACATAGGTGTGGACGGCGCGACAGAGACTGTCGAAGGAAAAACCGCACTGGTTGTCTTCCACAATGAAAACGTGCGGCCAGTTGATGATAACTACTTTGATGAAACATCAATAGACACAGAGATTGGGTTCGCATCAATGCCTGCCGTTCGTGCGGTCAACACCGCATTCACGTCTACAGCATTTGAGGGTCTAACTCTTGGCCCGCAGCACGCTACGTCTCTTGGTGTGGCGCTCGACCAGTCTGGAATGCCACCGTCCGCAACAAGCGGAATGGTCAAAATGACCAAGGGCAAAATACCTGATGCCCGAGAAGCTGGCGCTGTGCAGCGTCTTTGGAACAAGGGGTTCCTTGAGAACTCGGAACGTCTACGCAGAGAGGGTTTACACTGGTTTGCCGACTGGATATCGCCAGCCCGAGACTCTGGTACTGGGCACTTCGAGCGGATTAACGGCAAGACAGGGTCAATCCTTGTGCCCCTGTTCAAGCAGTTGAGGTCTCTAAAAGACAGCCCTGGAACACTAAACTCCTGGCTACGCTCCCAAACGCAGTACACGTTTATGCCAGAGAATTTCCGCGCTAAACAACCTGGGTCTCACAAAAAAATCGTGAACGCCTTGCGTAGACCAACAGGCAACCGCTTTGAGCAGAGCATGGATGCAGCCGAACTAGCTGCATACAAAAACATACGGGGTATATTTGACCGTCTTCACGGTGAGATGAAAGCCCAGGGCATCATGATTGGGACAGTAAATAACTACTTCCCACAAGTGTGGAATGTAGAGAAGATACGTCAGAACGAAGATGCTTTCATGCAGTCTATGGCCAACTACTTCAAGCGTGAGGCCGAAGACCGCAACGTCTCCATCAATGACAACGAGGCCAAAGAAGCGGCTCGTCGAGTTATGGGCAACCTTATAGACGATGACGGCGTCTACACACCGCCGCCAACAGGCGGCAGCCGCGACGTGACTGGCGACCACATCGACTATCAGCGCCTTATACGCCTGGACAAATTCGTTGAAGAGCTGGATGACGTTGGCCAATACCTTGAGGATGACCTTGAGGCCATCATGTCAAAGTATGTTGATGGCGCTGTCCGACGCATCGACTTCTCCGAGAAGTTCGGCCAGCAGTCTCATGGTTTCCATGACTACATGCTAGTCATCGAAGACTCTGGTGACATGACTGACTCGATTGCTCACCTACTCTCTACTGTGAAGGTGTCTAAGCGTGAGCTTCGTTCTTTCGAGAGCAACAGCAATGATGTCGTAGACGTTGGTAGCCTCGAACGCATCACCCCCATGCCATTTGACGACAAGGTCATGGCAGTGTCAGCCGCGCGAGAAGCCATACAGCGTGCAGAAGAGGGGCCTAGTGCAATCAAAGACTATTTGATGTCCCTGGACACAAGCAATAACGACATCGACAGGGCGGTTTATGAAAAGCGCGTTGATGCTATCACTGGCGCAATCATGGACAGGCAGGCTCTGGGAGCCCGCCCGCACGCAGACGTAGTAAAAGCCGCCAATGGGACGATGCGGGCAATCATGCGTAAGCCTGTAGATGCTTCTAGTCCGTTCTTCCAGGGCGCTCACGCGTTTTCCAAGAACATGCGTAACTTTAACTCGGTCACTTTGCTGGGCTTCACCACGCTGACATCCTTGGGCGACCCTGCGTTGACCGCCATTCGTACTGGTAGCCTCAAGGCTTGGTCTCAGGGTATGGCTAAATACGCCTCAGACCCACACTACAGGGACTTCATTAGGTCTTCTGGGGTTGCCATTGAGAACATTGTGCACGAACGCATGACTGGCCTGTATGGGACAACGGCATCTAAAAACACTGTTGCATTCTTTAACGGCACAATGCTGACACCGTGGACGAACACTCAGCGAGAGATGGCTGGGGCTGTTGGTTATGAGTGGTTCAAGTCTGAGTTCAACCGAGCTATTACAAACTTCAACCCCAACGCTCCATTAGGTCAGCAAAACAGAACCTTCAAGGCAGCATATCGTGTGTTGCGGCGCTACGGTCTGGACGACCTTCTTGCACAGAACCGTCGTATCGACAATGTCAGTGACTTTACCGACATGCCCGAGCTTCGCTCTGCCATTAACAAATTTGCTAACGAGACGATATTTACGCCAAACCCAGACCAGCTTCCTTTATGGAGCCAAACTCCTGTCGGCTCGATGATAGCTCAGCTCAAGTCTTATCCGCTCATGCTTCAACGACTGGTCGCTGACAGCATCAAGCAGGCCACGACCGTTGACCCTGTGACAGGCGGTGGACGTAGATTTGGTCCGCTACTCATGCTGGCTTCAGTAGCTCCGGCTGCTGGCGCAGGAACGCTGGCTGTTAAGGACGTTGTGCAACGGCGTGGCGAGGACGGAGATAACCTTCGTGAGCGCTCAGCACAGGAGATGGCGGAGCGTCTTGGGTTCGACCCAGGTCTTCACGGAGACGTAGACGCATTTCTTGGTTGGTATCTGGAAGGCTTTGTTATGCTCGGGGGCTTGGGTCTCCTGGCAGATATGATGTATCAGACTGCCGAGCAGGTTGACCAAGGCGGGGCTTACGGAGCCATGAGAACAGCGGGTGTTGTTGGTGGACCGTGGGTCGGAACACTATGGGCTGGATATGATGTTGTGTCTGGTGGATGGGACGCCGCAATGAGAGGCGACGAAAACGGAACAGGCAAAGAAAGAGCCGCCGTCCGTGCTCTGGCTCAGCGCGTCCCTGTTGCTGGTGGCATCCGAACACTGAGAGAAGGTGCTGTCGACGAGGTGGCGGGCGAGCCTACAAAACCAGGCAAAAAGTCGGGCTCTTGGTCGTCAAACTGGACTACTAAGTGGGATTAGTCTTTTTCTGAATAAGGATGGAGCCATCCTCCTTTTTAATAAAGACCAAGGTGTCTCCGTCTTTCCAGTCTAAGTCGTCAAGAAGGTCGCTCAGGTCAAGGAAGATACCGTCGGTGGTCTCCCTTACGTCCGCGTGCCAAATCCTAATCACTGGTCAGGGCCTTATCTAGTGCACCCACATAACCAGCTATGTCAACAAGGCTGTCCTTGTGCATAGGGGTCTCAACAGTGCGAGCAACTTTTAATAGTATCATCATCATGGCCACGTCTTGAACCTCGATTGATAACCCCAAGTAAGAGGTCCACATCTCAGCGATACGTTTCAGATTTTCTCGGGGATGACCGTATTTTTCGCCACGCTCCTCAATAACTTGAATTGCCTCTTGCAGTATGTCAGTCATATCCGTACTCCAGCTCAGCCTTGAGACGTTCTTTTTCAGTCTCAAGTTCCTGTCTCTCAATGCGGACTTCGGTCAGCCGCTCTCTTGTGTGCCGACGTTTATCGACCACCTTGATAAGTGCGTCCCCACCGTTCCGCTGTTTGTTTAGCTGGGTGATGCGCTCATTCATGCTCTCGACTTGGTGAGACAGCTCAATTTCTTCGCACTGAACTTCGCCAAGAGAGCCCAGAATTTCGTCCAGCCTCACGAGTTTTTCCATTCTCGTCATAGTGCTTTCTCCATTTCGATACGTTCCCAGTCGTCACATGGGTCAGTACATAGTTTCTTGTGGAGCATGCACTTCCATCCCCCGTCTTCATGCGCACGTGCATGGGTGCACGTGCGGCACAAGCGGGGTATGTCAGCGTCCTGCTCGTTAGTCCAACACAGGGCTTCTCTGTCACACCAGGTACACGGGAATTTGCCACGCTCTTTACGTAGACGTACTGCGCTACCCGAAAGAACTCTATTCACCTTGTCGACGATAAACGCGTAATCAAGCTCGTCATACTCAACAACTTCACACGCATATTGAGAGTTGTTTTTGTTGTATGCGATGAACAGGCATTCTTTGAGATTTCCACTCATGCCCATCATCATTTGCATCTGGTCGTAGTACGTCTTGTTGGCAGATTTTATGCCCTTCTTGACAAACTCGTTATGCTTCTTGTCATTCATACTCTTGATTTCAAGAAGAGAAAGCCTGCCAAGACCAAGGTCAATCATCCCATCAGCGTGGGCTTTGACATGACCACCTATATCCTTCCACTCGAATTGCTTGCCAGTGAAGTCATCCTTCTCCATGACATGATAGCCAGCTTTTTTGAGGTGCTTGACTACTAAGTCTTCAATGACGTGACCAAGCTGAAATATGCGGAGAACATTGGGTGGAAATGGCTTCTTCGGATAACCGCGAAGACCCATCTGCAAGTAGCCCTCACACTCATTGCCAATCATACTGGCACCGAGGTAAGCGCGCTGTTCTTTATCGTCCTTCTCAGACGCGTCAATTTTTTCGACTATTTCGTCCATGATGAAATGGGGAGAAGCATTAGCGTTATGGCAACTATTGCTTCTCCCCTACCTCTCTAAGCCAAAGGGATAAAAGTCCTAGAAAGGTATTGCATCGTCGAGTCCGCCAGTTTTGACGGTGGGAGTCCCTGACGATGATTTTTCTACACTCATTTGTGGGGTAGGCTCTGTCTCGCCCAACTCAATCTTGCCATCGAGTGCAAAGTAAGCGCCATTGTTTCGCGGCTGACCACCACCAGGACGGACGTTCCCATCGCTGTCACGCCAGCTCTCGCCCTGTTCCACACGGACGCCAACCTTCAAACCAACCAAAGACTTGATGTCTCCAGGCTGGTCTGGAGATGGGTGCCCCCCAAACGTCAATAGGCTTTTAAGTCTTGCAAGCCCAATCTCTGTAGCCTTCTGATTTGGATGGTGGACATTAATGCGGTCAATAACATACTGGCCATTGTCGGCTTCCAGCTTGACCTCGATATACTTACCGTTGCCAGCTTTTGTCGTCTTGATTTCTGCGCCTGCGATTTTTACTTCATGATTTCCTGGTCGTAGCGTGGCTCGACCGCCATCTGTTGCTACATTACCAAGGTCAAGTTTATCGAAACTCCAACTCATTATATGCTCCTTATTCTGCCGCTTTGAGTTTGCTGTCGTCGCTGTTGATACGCTTCAACAGCTCCACTACGTTGCCGCACTTCTCAACGGGCTTGAGGCGACCACGGGGGTCACGCGTCTTGCCGTGCCAGCCACGAACTTCGTCCGTGATGATTTGTCGAGAGACGGTTACTGCGCCACTGCTTTCGTCAGTGGAGCGAAGACCACAGAAGACGTGGTCAAAGAGTGCAGGTAGCTTTTTGGCTACCTTGGTTTGTGTCACCATCGGCCAGTATTCGATAGCGTCGTTATCGTTCTTCTCTTCCTTTGCAAGGCATGTAACTAAGATTTCGTAAGGAAGGTCACGAATAAACTTCAATGCACCAATCATCTGACGCTCATAGTCTTGCCACTTACGCATGTCAGTCGGGTTATCGAAGTCTTTTTCAACGTCAGACATGCACCTGTCAGACATCTCTGTCAGACTGTCTATGGCAATCCACTTGTAACCCTGCTTTTTGAACTCTTCTGAGCGAACCATCTGAACAATATCGCGGAAGCAAAACTGGTCTTCGGAAAGCTCTGGGTGGTGTTTCCTGTCCCATCCATGGAACTCGACATAGTCGATGTCCACATCAGACAAAGAGGCGAGACCACTCTCACCTGAGATAATCAGTCCTTTGCCATACTCTTCGGCATAGAACCTGCACTGGTAGGTCTTGCCCCACCCGTGGTGGCCGTAGACCAGCGTCTTGTGATGCTGGGCTCCAGCGGAGGATGTTGAATTAAACATTCCCATTACGAACTCCTGTTAATATTTACTGCGGATTTTTGGGGGATGACGTTCAGGGCAGGGCGTAGCTCGTTCTGCTCACCAGAGCTGAGCCTTTCCCACGTCCGTCGGTCTACGCTCAGACTTGTCTTCACGTGGTTCGGCAGGTTATTTGATTGAGCAAAAATTTCTGCCAGTTTTGCGGTATCCCAGCGGAACTGAGTACGGCGTTTCACTTTGACATCGAAGCCATATCCGCTCATGACGATGTCAGAGTCTTCATTTTGTGCAACTCGCGTAGCGAGGTGACGCAGTTCATTGTCTGCGGCTTCCGATAGAGACTTCGCCTCTTCCAGTTTCTCGCGCGCCTTCACTGCGCGCTCTACAGTTTCTTCAAATTCTTCAGACTCAATCACCCAAACATTGCCATTCCTTTCCGCGTGCCAGGTTTTTACGGGCACGCCGCTGATGGACGCAGTTTTGAATGTCGAGGTAGAAGCAGTCTTCTTACGTAACTTCATAGTCATCCTCATAATTAACTTGATAGTGACACCTAAAGGTGTCATGATTGCCATACAGTGTCAACAAATAATAACCAAAGGTGTGTAATGTTATTCGACATCGCAAGGCTTATTGAAGACTGCGGCGGTGCCTCAGCTCTTGCCAAAAAGCTGGGTGTAGCTCGCACCACCCCATATCGCTGGGCACAGCAGGGAATGGTTAGTAGCCGCATGCTCGTGCGGATTAAAGAAATCGAGCCCAACGTAAACATTGATGATTACATAGTGCAGGGAGACACACATGAACTCGGACACAACTCTGAACGCCGCGCTGGAGTATCTGGATGAAGGGTTATCGGTCATACCGATACACGCAGAAACGAAGCGTCCCGCTATCAAGTGGCGCGATTACCAAAGTCGGTTGCCGACCGAAGAAGAAGTTACCAACTGGTTCACGACATGGCCGGAGGCCAACATCGCGGTCGTCACGGGGGAAGTTTCTGGCGTCGTCATTGTTGATTGCGATAGCGACACTGCGTTCAATGCGGCGATTAGCTGTGGCATGCGCTCGCCCATCGTCGTATCGACCAAGAGGGGGTGCCACCTTTGGTTCAAGCATCCTAAGGATGGGAAGAGACGCGGCCCAAGAGCAGGGAACAACTCGACTGGTACTGACTGGCCAAGAACGTCGGGCTTGGACTTCCGAGGTGACGGAAGCTACGCGCTTCTACCGCCTAGTAAGGGCTATAGATGGAAAGTCCCAGGAGACCTAGACCGATACGATGACATGCCAGTTTGGAAAGACTGGTCGGGCGCAAGCCTGCTTCCTAAAACCCTTTCTGAATTTGTCTTTGAAGACCTCAACCTGTCTGACATTCGCTTTGACCCATCCACTCTACTTACAGAGTGGGAGCGCACTGAGGCGTTTATAAAGGCCAATGATTTTCCGCATGGCAAAATACCTTCAGGTCAAGGTAACGCAAGGAATGACAGGGTCATGCGTTATGCCAGCGAAAGTGTGTTGACTGGCGCTTTCGGCCCCGACCTGCGGGTGCGGTGCCGCGCGTTCATGGACCACTTCTTTGTAGACCATCTTGGGGACAAAGAGTTTGAAGACACACTTGCCAGCGTGGAGCGTATGGAGAGGGCGAACCACCCAGAGCGCTTCGACCCCAACACTGGGGAGTACATATACAAGAGACCAGACATTGAAGTCTTTGAGGGTGAGCGGCGGGAGCGCAAGCTGATTACTGTCGGTGACAGTGATGACCTAATCGAGTCTGGTAAAAATCGGCAGTACTTCTTAGAGCCATGGTTGAGACCTCAGACAATCATACAAATCCATGGGTACTCAGGCTCGGGCAAGACCATGTTCTTGCAACACGCCCTGTATTCTATGTGCGCTGGCCAGCGGAGCTTCGGCCCGTTTGAAATATATAAGCCCGCTAAGGTTTTGTATTTTGATTTTGAGCTATCACAAGGAGACCTCGGTCGTCGTCTGTCTGACCTTCGTAATATGTACGGCGACGCAGAAGACCGTTTTTCCATATGGACACCGTGGTTAGAAGACAAGGAAATTAACATGCGCTCACCAGAGGGTCTGCGTGAGATGCAGGGCTGGGTAGAATACTTCCGTCCAGACGTGGTTGTTTTCGATACGATACGGACAGCCTGGTCTGGCATGTCGGAGAATAGTGCAGAGGAGTGGGCTGACATCAATCGTCTGGCGCTTCGTCTACGCAACGCTGGAATGTCTGTCATAATGCTGCACCACTCAAACAAGCCAGGTGATGATGGTCTTGGGCGCGAGGCTGGGTCTACCAACCAGCTTACAGTTCTGGAAACCCAGATACGGATTGCCCAGATTTACCGAGACGAAGAAACCGCAAAGCAAAAAGCTGGTATGTTTGACGGCAACTATGACCGCTCACCAATGGACTTGCTACAGCGCAAGCTGGACGACGACTGGTATGTGTTCATGGCGATGGAAGTTCGCTACGGAAAGGTTCGCGAATGGACTGACGTCCATGACCCAATACAATTCATCGGCTGGGCTCAGCACAAAGTAAGTGGCGAGAAGAAATTGGTCAGTAGCTTTAGTACAAAACGCCGAGCGAAAGAGCTCGCCCTCACTGGCAAGCAACCCATCGAGATAGCTCAGGAGCTTGTGAAGCCTCTCGATGTTGTAAACTCGTGGCTCGGGATAGGCGAAGATGTATGAGATAATAGACAACGCTTACTCTGCTTGCGACAGAGATGACATGTTTGAGTTTGTCCGTAATAGCAAATACAGGATTGGGTGGGCTGACAGAAATTTTGACGACGTAAACGGACAGCGTCGAATTATGTATAGCCCCTACACGTTGGACGAAGTTGAAGGCATGGGTGTTTTGCGCTTGCACAACAGCCCACGTATTGACGAGCTCGTTAGGGGGAGAACCCCAACTCAGAACATCATCAATCTGGCCGAACCCTCAAACGTCTTTTGCCCCCATACTCACGGAGACCTAGACACTCTCTTGTATTATTGCAACACGCGATGGGCACCTGAGTGGGCTGGAGAAACAATCATATATTCTGAGCATGATTACGAAGCTGAACATGCTGTTTCCTTCAAGCCTGGTCGAGTACTGTGGATTAACGCAGGCGTTATGCACAGTGTGCGTCCCCCAAGTCAGGCGGCTCCTGATTATAGGTTCACGTTTGCTGCGTTCTTTTCGTCACAGGACTAGGCGGTTATCAAAGCAGAACAGATAACCGCCCAGCACAGAAAACTTCCACCGTACACGGATATCGCCAGCCAGTTTACTGTCTGCGTGGACCTATGTAGGTCACTTTTGCGTCGGGAAAGTGCTCTCTTAGCTTGTCGACGGCTGATTTTAAGTCGGGTTCTTGTTCGGCCCACTTGCGGGCCAACTCGTTCCATTCGTCGGTTGAGTATTTGCATCGGTCATTCGCGTCCATTGGCGGTAGTTTGCTCATGCGTGAGCCTCTGCATAGGCACATAGGAGCATCGCATCAGCGTGGTTGTCGTCTTGTGGTTCGAGCCCCCAAAGGGCGTTGGCGGCGTCTATCATCTCTTGTTTAGTTGCTTTGCCAGAACCTGTCGCCCACTTCTTCAAAGTTGGGACTGCGACATTTTCAAAAGGTATGACGTGGTCAAAAGCTATGGCTCTTGCCTGCCAATGGAGACCCAGAAGTATCATGCGAGCGGCTCCAAGAAGGCGGTTGGGTGGCAACTCGCAGACGATTTTGTCTGTTGGGCACTGCTGTAAAAGCTCACGAAGCTCGTAATTGAAACGATGCCCCATCAAGCCCCAGTCTTTTTGCTTGTTACGAAGGTCAATCACACCGCCATTCCCACTTGAGTGGGCCCACCCAGTTTTGGAGGCAAGGTCTAGCGCCAGGAATTGCGTCTGTGACGACATAGAGATTAAAACTTTCATTAAAAAGTAATGCGGCCTGGGCGGAGCCCAAAGGTCGCTCTTTAATTAATTTCAATAACTCAACGTCACAGACGTTAAGTATCATATTCGTGAGCTTATGTCAACTTTGCACACCGAAAGGTGTTGCATGTGTCGCCAAATCGCGACATCCTGCCTACATTGAACAACTAAAGAGGAGGCTGGCCTTGCCAAAAGTCGTCCAAGTTACGGACGACAATATGGATTGGCTCCGAGAAAACCACACTAATGTGACCCTTACTGAAGCCGCAGACCGCATCGGTGTCTGTGTCGATACCCTTAAAAGAATACTCGTTCGCGAAGAACTCCGTGAGTTTGAAGGTGCTAAGTATGTTGTCGCCCGCAAAGAAACTGTAGAGACGTGGACTCGCGCCTGCATGGACTGTGGGTGCACAGAAGAGCGACCAAAGAACTGGTACTACTGCAAGAAATGCAGGGCATCTCGCGGGTACGACGACGAATGAGTAGTCGCAAGGGCAACGATTACGAGACAGAGCTCTCTAAATTTCTCTCGGCGACCTTAGGTATAGACGTTAGCCGCACGCCGTTGAGCGGCGGCGGCTTCTCAGATGTTCAGATGGCCGACCTCATTGGCACGCCGGACATCTGGGTAGAGGCCAAGAGGACGCAGAGGGCCGACGTCTACAGAGCTATGCAGCAGGCAGAGGACGGCATCGCTGCCAGGAGCTGCCCAGATGCAGCAGTCGTAATAACCAGAAAGAACAACGTCCCCACAAAAAACTCCCTTGTCGTCATGAGACTGGACGACTGGGTCGACCTCTACCGCGCATACTTAACACTGACAGGAGTAATTAAATGAAAATCAATAATAGTTTTGAGACGCTCGAGGACATGCTGTCCGAGCTAAACAACGTCTCAGAGTCTGGCGGCATCGTCGAGAACGTCGTCCTCCTGGCGCGTGTCATTGATGACAACATGGAAGAAGAAGAGCGCCTGTTCCTTGGTTGGTCTCCAGATATTTTTGATGACCCGACCCGTGTCCTTGGCCACATCGAGCTCGTCAAGGCTCGCCTGTTTGACCTCATGTCGATACGCCGCGAAGCCAACTAAGAAAGTCTATTCGTTGTCAGACGTGCGTTACTGTAAAGGTTGTCAGACGGAGCGGCCTCTGAGCGAGTTCAGAAAGCGCGGCGCGTCTGCGGGCAAAAGAGAAGGCCAACCCTACGGCAAGTGTTTTGACTGCACGCGCGTACAGGCTTACTCCGACAGGTTCAACACCGAAGACCCTGGGCCCTACCTGGTTCAGCTTACTGGCGTCCGTAGACGTAATCAAAAGCACATGTTTTCGATTGACTCATCCTACGTTGTGAACCTCTGGTTCAAACAAAAAGGTCTATGTGCCCTCAGTGGACGAAAGATGACGCACATTCGGGGCAACGGTCGTGTAAAAACCAACGCGTCTCTCGACCGAATCGACAGCAAAAGACCCTACGAGCCTGGCAATGTGCAACTTGTGTGTGCAGTGACCAACTTTATGAAACACGATATGACCGTGAAGGAAATGAAGGACTGGTGTGCCGCAGTACTGGCCTATCAGGACGACCAAAAGCGCTTCAGCATCTACTCTGTCTTTAACAGATGGAGACAGAGATGGCAGCGAAAAGACGCGTAACCAAAGTATGTAAAAACAGAGCCCTCAATAAACCCTTCCGCACACCGAAAGGACCCAAGAAGTCTGCGGTCTGCGTGAAGGACGGTAACTCTGTAAAGGTCGTTCGTTTCGGCGACAAGAACATGACAATCAAAAAGAACATCCCCGCAAGACGTAAGTCTTTTCGCGCGCGCCATAACTGCGCCAACCCTGGCCCTAAAACTAAAGCGAGGTATTGGTCATGCAAGGCTTGGTAATTTGTTTCGCTTGCTCGGAGAAGCCCTGCAATAGGGAGACTTGTCCATGTGACTGCCATAGGGAGAAGGGTGATGACCCCAAGAATTAGGTCCGTGCGCCCGCTTGGGCGGCGCACTCGTACAGGGAACATGAAGCACAAGCCGTGTCCGTGCACAGCAAAGCGAGGAAGCAATGGCCGCAAGTCGTAAGAAAAAATCTAAGTCGAAGAAGGACGCCTGTTACCACAAGGTCAAGTCAAGATATCGTGTATTTCCAAGCGCTTACGCATCGGGCAGTTTGGTTAAATGCAGACGTGTAGGAGCAAAAAATTGGGGCAACTCATCCAAGAAACGAAAGAAAGCATAGACAAAGTCCTCGAGCTGGCTAACCAGCAGTTGCCCAGCATACTCATGTCTGTTGGTCTTCTGTGCTTAGCAGTGGTCTTGCATGAACTATTCATCAAGCAGAACTGGGCTTTGTTGCTGTGGTACTTCTTTGGAACCATTCTAATGATGGTGCTGGCTTCGGCCTTCTACCATAGATACGTCTGCCACAGGACGTGGGAATGCCCCGAGTGGTTGCGCGTACCATTCACTCTAGTCTCTGGTGGTCTCGGACTGGCCCCCGTTATTCAATGGTGCGCCATACATCGTCAGCACCACGCCAACCCAGACGTTGCGGGCGACGCTCACGGCCCGCAGTTCTCCATCTGGCACAACCTATCAGTCAGCTTCATACCTCCCAAGCTCATGTATGTCAGGGATTTGCTCAAGGACAGGCTGTATAAAGCCCAGTACAAATACTATTTACCTTTGTCTTTTGCGACGGCGGCAGCCTTTACGGCTGCCTTCGGGTTCGCTGAGTGGTGCTTCGTCTACGTCACCATGGTCGCTCACCAGGTAGCCAGCGTCTACACCGGACACCTGAAGTGGTTTCCAAAAAACCACCTCATCGCTGCAATATATTCTCCTGAAGTCTACCACTCCGAGCACCACCGGAACGCGCAGAACGCACGTCTTGGTCTCGTTGACATCCCGTTCTTTCTTCTCATCCAGTGGTTCCCGCACAAGGGGGGACGTGCCTGATGGACCCACTTACCACAGCAGTCGGAGCTTTCGCCGCCATCAAGGCGGGCGTCAAGGCTGGCCGTGACATACAGGACTTGGCTGGTGAAATCGGCAAGCTGTGGAGCGGCATTGATGAGGTAAAGAATAACTATCACAAGGCAAAGAACAGCCCCTTTCGTACAGCGGAAGAAGAAGCCATGGACGAGTTCGTGGCGAAAAAACGTGCGGAAGACCTTGAGCACAACCTCCGTGAAATTGTCATCGCAACACGTGGGCACTCTGGCTGGCAGGAACTCATACGTTTGCGCGCCGACATCATGAAGAAGCGCAAGCAGGCAAAGATAGACGCCGCAAAAAAGAGAGACGAACTAATCGAGGCCGCACTGTGGACGCTACTTGTAGTCGTGTTGCTGACTGCTCTCGGTGTTTTTGGAGCGATAGCTTGGAAGGAAATGAAGTGATGGCGGGACGACGAAAGACCAAGAAATCAAATAGTTTGAGAAAATGGTTTTCGCAAAATAACGGCAAAGGCTGGATTGATTGTAAGACAGGTAAGCCGTGCGGACGCCAGAAGGGTGAGAAACGTAAGGGTTATCCAGCATGTCGCCCAACAAAAGCACAGTGCAACTCAGCGGCGAGGAAGAAGACGGGGCCGAAGAGGATAAGCTGGAAGAGTGGAAGGTAGAATCATGTGGGGAACTATCGCGTCTAGCGTATCATCCATTGCCTCTCAAGTACTCGAGGCTCGCAAAGTCAAGGCAGAAGCTAAGGCGAGAATACAAGTGGCTAAAGTCGAGGCCGAAATCAAACAAATTCAAACGTCGGCAGAGGCGGTTACAGACTACGACATCCAAGCGCTTAAAGAGACGAGGTACTCGTATAAAGACGAGATTGCTTTGATAGTGGTAATCGCGCCCTTCATCGGCAGTTTTTTGCCGTGGACGCAGGAATACGTGGCGCTTGGATGGCAGCATCTCACGACACACGCGCCTCCTTGGTACGGTTGGATTTTTTGCGGGGCCATAGCTGGAAGTATGGGAATCCGCTGGGCTGTGACTGGCTTGAAAAAAAAATGACCAAGAGGCGGGAGCCAAACCCATACGCAAGGATGTTGGTCTCCCCTCTGTTCAGGATGGTGAAACGCCCGAGCGCCAAGACGTACAAGCGCAAGCCAAAACATCAGAAAGCAAACGACCAATGACACTAGACGACCTCAAGTATTTCACACGTGACGAGTTACGTTGCTCGCACACAGGGGACGAAGGCATGGACGTTCAGTTCATGGAAATTATCGAGGAGCTGAGGGAGGAGCTGGGCTTTCCGTTCCGAGTTACGTCTGCATACCGTAGCCCCGAGCACCCAATCGAGAAAAAGAAGTCTCGTCCAGGCACGCACACCACTGGCCATGCCATAGACATCAACGTCTACGGCGACCAGGCAGTCGCCCTGGTTCGACTCGCCCTGGCAAAAGGCATCCAACGTATAGGTGTTGCTCAGAAGGGTCCGACGTCTTCACGCTTCATCCACTTGGATGACGCACAGGAAGACCACTTCCCCAAACCATTTATCTGGAGTTACTAGGTGGCACACAATGGCAAGGCAGGTGGTCAGCAAATACAGCCCAAAGACGAAGGTGAAAAGACGAAGGAAGAAGCGTGGACTTCACTTGCGGAAGAAGCACGGACCTCGGCATCACCTGAGGGTGAACCGTCAATCCTCTCGATTCCGTGCCTGACCCCAGAGCAGGCGCAGGCCGAGGCTGACACAGTCAGAGCCCTTAAAAATATTTGGATACCCCGTGGTGAAGACACCTTCTATACGATAGGTGCATCAACCTACAATGACCTCATAATTTCTGAGGGTCATGCCACCTACTACCAAGTCGCCGAAAAGGTAAACCCCATAATAGAAGACGCATTCGGCCCCTTGATGGGCCTCATGCGAGCAGTGATAGGCAAGGTCTACCAACGTGAATGTATAGACCTGCCGTTCGCTGGCCTCATGGGCTTCCACATCTTCAATAGTTCTGGTGACGAGCGGCGAGAAGAGGGCTCTAACATCCATACAGACGAGCCATTCCAGCGTCTGTTGTGGACGGAGCCCTTCCATGACCCGTTCAGTTTTACGTTGCCACTCGAGTTACCTGACGGGGACGGGGGACTAGATTATTGGGTGAAGGGTGAGCCGTATAGACGTTACCTGCCATACGAGATAGGCCACTTGTATCTCCACTCTGGCCGCTTTCCGCACAGGATAGCCGCGCCCACGTGGCCGTCGGACGAAAAACCCCGTATCACTTTACAGGGACACGGGGCAATTCTCCAAGACACTAATCGTGTCGCAGTCTATTTCTGATGAAACTCTGCACAGTCCGTTCGACTTTTCTGCATCGAGACAAGGGTCTCACGCAGTTCAGCCAGTTCATCAATAGCCCACGCGTCTAGTGCATCACGGTTCTTCTGAACACGACAGTCCAGCACCGCAATTAAGGTGTCGTAAATGTCCTCAAAATGAGGCGTAGTGGGACGCTCTGGTGGCACAACGGCCTCATGAGCGCTGGTGACATACATCTTTAATGTACTGAATGTTGTCCTCAGGTGTGCCTTGATATCTTTAGTGAACGCCCTGACCCTTAGCAGGGGAGCGCCTTCGACCACTCGGCCACCTCTCCAATTACGATTCATAATCAATGTATGCCTTTCTACAAGAAGTTTTTTGGGTGTGTGTGACCACACTTTACATAACCAACGCGTTAACCGCGTCCTGTTTAACGTGGCTTGGCGGCACCATATATCGCATCACCATCGTCAAACTCGTGTGTCCAAGTAGGTCTGCGACCGTCCTTGGATTTGTTCCACGCTCGAGCAAGCGTGTTGCAAACGTGCGTCTACAATCATGTGGACGAAAGTTTTTAACCCCGACGCTCTCGGCAAACCTGATGACTGCTTTACCTGCCGCCCTCTGGTCTCGCCACCTTTGGAATACCCATTCTTCGGGGTCGGGCATTGCTTTCTTGCCCGTCGCTTCTCTGTGCGCCATCCCGTTCTTAATCAACACCCCCACGAGCGGCACGACCCTGCTGGCCTCTTTGCCGCCCTTGCGTTTGCGTGTGCGCAAAACAACGTAGGGCTCTTGCTCGGTGAAGTGCACGTCCTTAAATTTGAGCGCGATTGCCTCGCCAATCCTGGCACCAGTAAGCAACAGGAATTGTGTCAGCCCCCACGCGTGGTCATGCTCTTTCGAG